GCGAAGCTATCGAAGACGTCCTCAATCCGGAACTTTATCGCAGAATCCTTGAAGATTGTTCTGTCTACCGATAAATCGGAACTACCGTCGTTGAACATGCGATGCCGATTTAAGCTGGAGGATGCGTTCAAACTTGTTCAATAAGAGAATTGTATATTGTAAATGAGCCTTCCTCCCGCGAGCGTTCTACTTCGGGCATCACAGGTTGCGATTGAACAGGATAAGCCTATATATCTTGACTACTACCGTGATAGTGTAGACAAGAAGTGCTGTATTGGAGTCCAGCCCGATGGTACGAAGTTTTTGGTAAAATCAAACGACGAGTATACGTCAACCGTCCAGAATGTGTACAAATGTGAGACGTGTTATATTGTAGTAACCGAGAACTCATTATACCTAATTGATGGGTCGGTGCCCATTAAGAAGATCGTTGCGCCCGTTTCCGACGAGTAGCTCGCTTGCGTTTGGCTCCCTTACTAGTCAATCCTTTAAGTTCAGCGTTGAGTTTCTTTGCTGTTTCAAGTAGTCGTTTTCGGGCTTCGGCAGTTTCTGGTGTTGGTGGATTTTGATCCATAGCTTTAATCAGTTTAATGCTATTTGATACCATCGCTTGAAGCTGTTTCACTCTATCTCCCCCACGGGCAGTTCCGGACTGTGTATGCAGATTAGATAGTTCTGCTGAAAGCTCCGAGTACTGCAGAGGCTGTACACCATATCTACTAACAAAAGCATTTACCCGTGTCTGGCAATTCGATGCTTCAGCAAGTTCGGAAGCGCTAGGTTCGGAAGCGGGAGGGGAGGGATTGGGAGGTGTTGCCGCCCGTTGAGCTACTGGTTGTTTGCCGAATAACCTCATTTATTCATTTACGTAGTTTTTTGTTGTTCCTCGAGTAGAATCTCACTAAGATACAAATGTCTACGTACGTAACCGTTACTATGTTTTCAACTCTCCCCCAAGCAAAGAAGTTGTACCGCGAAATAGCTCCGGTTCTTGTAGAAGCTGGTGCTACAGCTCCTAAATCCGCTAAAGGTGATGGTATGGTTGAAAGTGAACACTTACTACCATCAAAATTGAAAGCAAAATCTGTAACGCGCGCACTCAATAAAACACTCAAAAAGGCAACGTTTAAGGCGGTTGCGAGTGTTATGCCTCCTTCTTATGTAAAGACTGGAACTCGTGGAATCGTTCGTCCCGACCATAGCTATACTCGTAAGAAGTTTCCAGCAGTATCCGGATTTGCAAGTATGTTTCGCAAGACGAAGAAATCAGTATAGATGGAAAGTATACTAACTATGATAATGTCCCTACTGTTTCCACCGCCCCATTATATCCTGTTCGAGCCTCTGAACGATACCCAAACACTTCAGGTATGGAACGCATATAAATTTGAACATTCAAGTTCATGTGAGTTTGAAGTGGTTGACGCAGCCAAGCTAAATTCGGTAGATACATTCACGCCGTTTTTTGAAGGATGGATAACGAGAAAATGTTCTAAACGATTCCGAGTATTGCTGGTCCTTCATTCAGAATTCCTGACCTTCTCGTGCCAGCAGGTTCTTCGTCGCTCGTTGGAACAGCGGTCATATCGGTGTCGCGTATGGTTTCACGTTGAAGACCCTACACAACTTCAACCTGCGATTATTAGCAGGTGTGTTACAAAACGAATAGATTCCGATATTAATAAACCGCACATAGAAGTATTATGAAGGTAGTGGCGTATACAGATGGCGGTTGTACTAATAACGGTAAGAACGGAGCCCGTGCGTCATTCGCTTATTACTTTCCAGAACATGTATCGTTCTCTCACGCAGATCGGGTTCCCGATGACCAACCGCAGACGAACAACCGGGGTGAACTCCTCGCGATATTATCGTGCGTCGAGAAAGCGTTATCGTCCTTCACCGCGTCAGATGTGGACCTATTCGTCTACACCGACTCCGATTACTCTCGGAACTGTTTGACCAAATGGATACCCGGATGGATTAACAAGGGATGGAAAACGGCAAGTGGAGACCCAGTAAAGAACCGAGACTTAATCGAACAAATTAGTGGACGACTTGTTCTGTTTCAGTCGTATTCTATTAATTGGGTAAAGGCACACACGGGTGGAAGCGACGAACATAGCAAGAATAATCACGTTGTGGACCGAATGGCCGCAGAGGTGCTTGATGGCAAACCGGTAGACCCCAGAACTCTGCCTATAAAAAAGATTGAAGGTTGTCCGCTACAGCTTATGGGTCCTCCGATTTCAGAAAAGGAACTCGTAAGTTGGTGTTTGAACAACTTGGACAAGATTGATGAACGTGCACTACATCTTGCTCTAATCTCGGCCTATGGCAAAACATGTAAGAAAAACGGAACAGAAATTGTAAAGCAGAAGCTACATACATCAACACAGTATCGACTTGTAGCATCTTCACATATCATCACTTCTACAGATAACGAAGAATGAGTTTGACCGCCTACCACTTTTGGTCGCCGACGTGTGCCCCATGTAAGGTTATCAAGCCGGCAGTAGAGGACCTAAAAGAAGAGTTCTCTCAAATTAACTGGTTGAGTATCAATATTCAAGACGACCCAAATAATTACATGCGAGAGTTTAGTGTTAAGGTTGTGCCTACAATTGTAATTCTTGTTCGTAATGCGGTGGGGGACATTACGTATGTCGGAAAGGAATCGGGAACTGCGATGGCAAATTATTATCGTCTAATTCGTACTGCTCTGCGGTCTACTTAGTAACTACTGCGACCGAATGAGGCAGGCAGTTGCGATGATGATTCCACACAATCGTCCACGCTAACAGCCCAAGTCCAGAGCCCATCATGGTACCTATTAGGTCATTTAACATGGAAGTTGAAAAGACGGGTCCCGACACCGTATGGAGGAGCTGTAGGAACATCAGTACCGCCCCGAACAACGTGGATAACGACTTATAGTTGTAAGAACGTCCCTGAATCCACACGTCGTACAGGACGTACGAAATGATTGACGACGTTCCGATAGTCAAGCTAGACAGATAGGTGCTCGTGCCTCGTATCAGCGTCTGGTACCCTAGTCCGAGTATCATAGCAACCAGACCGACTAGCGTGATAGTGGTATACCGGAAGTTGTTGTAATATAAGTCAGCAATCGGACCAAAAGCCATTAGCAGGAATGGAATCAGAATACCGACTACGCGACCCCATCGCTGGAAGGTCGACAGTGTCGGAACAACTCTTCCGACGCTGGATATCCCCATGGACCCAAAGAGGCCGGTGGTTCGGCTCATATACAAAAAGCCGCCTGCGATTAGGAGCATAAGAACACTATAAATTGCGGCAAAAGTTATGTTTCCGTCCATTTACAAATACTTGATACAAAATATAAATGGAGATAGAGGGTGTAAAAACAAGGTTATCCGATGAAATACGGGAAACAACTGAGACTATTACATTCGTCGATATTTTGATGTTTATAGTATTAGCTGTTTTTTGCTTGGTAGCAGCGTATTATGGCTGGGTGTACGGTGGCAGACAGGCACCCTATTACTTGGCGGTTCTTCAAAGCATCGGGTCTAACATCAAGAATTATATCATGCGTCTTGTATCCTATACTCAAGAGTATGCGCGTCGGTCACGATAGTCCCAGTCGGTTAGATTGCCGTCCTTCCATACACTATCTTCTTCCATTCGTTTATCCTCTTCCTCCATTCTCGCCTTCTTCTCAAACAGTTCTTCAGTAGTGAGCTCACGCTGAGCCTTCTTCTGAATAATCTTCCACTCATCATCAGCCGACAGAGGTTGAAGCGAATCGTCTGGTCTGTCTTCGTTATAATATTCGGTGTCGGGGCGATACACGAATACATTTCGGTCATTAATCGCACGACGCTGTGCCTCGTGACGCTGGGCCGACTCCCGAGTCTCTTTGCGAATCTTTTCATCTTCTTCGTGCTCATTCCATTCGGTAGCAAGAACCGCGAAAGACCTGGTAGGCTTGAATGATGTTTTTGTTGTTTGCTTTGACCCGCCTAGGCTAGGGAAGTCATCGGAAGTCAGGCTCGGCTCCTTCTTATTCCGCAGTGCTGGTGGGACATACTTACCGGACATTTTGGGGTACTTTCTATGTTATAAACAGCTGAATTCCGTTTTCGTCAAAAACGAACCTAAACATATGAGGCAGATTGAAACTAAGAATGACGTACGGAGTATCAATCGCGTTGAACGGTGTTCTATCCGATATCCAAATTCCAGTAAAGACGGTCGACGTGCTGGAATGGATTCGTAAAAAATATAAGAACTCAAAGATTCAGTTCCAGGGCAAACTACAGGACCCGTCAACCGAAGGACGATGGCTATCTATATTCTCGTCTACGTCCGACGACGACGAAAACACGCATATGCTACCTGCTCCATTCGACGAGGAAACCTATACAAGTGCGATTATTGTTCTGGCGACCAACAGCGATAACCAAGATGAGTACGACCGACCTATTTCAGAATACAAGGATATTCGGTCGGATGATTACGAAACACTGTACCAAGAATGGACTTTTGCGGTAGATGAAGACGAGGACGACGTAGAGGCAGTGGAAGATGAAGAAATTAATGATGTTGTTGAGGATGATGTTGTATCCGAAGCAGAAGAAGAGGTAGTACCAGTCGTTCGTCAATCCAAACTGGCGACAATTGTTAAGTCCAAAGATGTATTCGTAAATTGCTCAATTCGGGAAAAGGTTATTTCCAACTTTACGGAGCTATTCGGTTGCGAAGAAAAAGCCACAGAGTTTGAAGGCTATATGCTAAAAAATTTGGTCGAACGGGCACTGAAGGATGCGATTGAAGTAGACTGGGCAAATCGAGCGTTTTGGAATATGTATCGTAGCCGAGCAGTTACGCTTTACGAAAACATCAAGGGTATCGATAGTTACGTTCAAAATGACCAGCAGCTCATTCAGAAGCTGGAAAGTGGAGAACTATCTCTGCAATCTATCGCCGAAATGACATCGATGGATTTGTGCCCATCTCGGTGGAAAGAAATGATTGAAAAGTTGATTGAAAAGAAGAAGAAGCTATATTCCACGGAACAGAACGCTTCAATCTTCATGTGGTGCTCGAGTTGCAAGAAGAAGACTAAATGTGACTACTATCAGCTCCAGACTCGATCAGCGGACGAGCCAATGACGACGTTTGTGTCTTGTTTGGAGTGTGACAAACGGTGGAAGTTTTAAATCCTTCGGGGGAAGATCCTTCTACGTATACTTCAATTGGGTCAAGTCCGTTGGTAATTTCGGGTTTACTGAGGTCGGGTGTGGTTGAACCAAACATCTTTTTAAACGCGGCGATAATAGGGTCGGGAACCTGTGGGCTGGTTTCTTGTAGTCTATCTAATTGTTCGCGTACAACTTTAAGCATATCGTGGGCGGCCATTCGTTCGCAACGAGGTAGAGATAGTTCTATAACAATAAATCTGTGTATTTTTGAATAGTTCACACCCGATATCCGATGCGACTCAGCCCGCTTAGCCCATCCAAAGTGAGTAGAAACCGTGTTCAGGATTCCAACCGTCAAGCTGATGATACCAACACCTATACTTGAAGCAGCGGCGTTATTGAATAACGTTTGGGACCCTATACTAGCCGTCCCTGCTACGGTGGACAAAACTATCGTAGGGAGTGTTATGTAATTGTTATATCTTGAATACTGCTTCTCGGATTTTCCATGTAACCAAGAATAGCACAGAGCGCGTTCTCCTTCCTCGGCGATGATTCGTTCTATCTGTGAATTCCAACGAATTTTTTCGGTTATATCATCCATCCTTAATTTTAATATAAATTTTACATAATGGGGTTGAAGGATATATTAGAGGCTAACAAGGTACCTCTTCCTTCTGATTTTGACGACAGGTTTAAGCTAGTGATGATGGGGTTGCGAAAAGACCCCAAATTTGACGAAGAGCTCCGGAAGTTCAAGGAGCAATCTGGCGGTATTAAGCTGTCTGGAATCACGGATAAATTCAATTCCGTGAAGAATGATATTCAGAATCGCGTAGCATCCGCCAGTGATGAAATTCCGGCAACAGCGGATACACCTCTTTCACTTGCGCCTCCGATGAAGCTTGATAGCGAAGACTGGATGGGTCCAAACATTAAGTGGTTTCTGGACGCACTTACTTCCCCGTATGCCCGGGTGATGCTGCGTAGCGTGTTTATGGTGATATTCTTTGTGAGTTACCTCGAGCAGCTGCCGGCTTTTGGTAACATTATCGGAGCAACGCTTGATGTGATGGTTGCGGGAACCCGAATTATCACAAAGTCGATTCAGAAAAATTTACCACCTGTAATCGGACTGCTGCCTCTTCCGTACGCAAGCTTATTCGGTATAGTGCTAGCAGGAATGTTTGGAGCGATTGTGTGGCCTTTGGTTGCTATGGTTTCATTCAGTCGCCAAGAATTTACCGTATCTATAGAGTCGATGTTTCGGGCGATTCCGCCTCCATTTGGAGATACCATCGCAGACGTATTCACCGACGGAAACCGAATGGTCGCGAAGTTAAATATGCGCAGACAGAAACTTGCCGGCGACTTAATTACCGCATTTGGAAATATAGCAAACGTAGTTAGTGATGTGAATAACAAGATGAACTTTAAGGTTGGAAATGTAGGTTCTAACATACAAAACTTAACTAGCAAAATCAAAGATGTAGCCGCACGACCGGTGGGAGCGAAACGGCTTACAAATAGACGACGGGTTAATACTAAATGGATGAAGACACGACGAGTAAAGTACGCGAAACGCTGAGGCAGTGGATTGCTCTGGATGACCGTTCACGTGAACTACAAGCTGAAATTAAAAATATTCGCACACAGAAGGCCGAATTGAGTGGAGGGGTACTGTCATTTATGCGAGATAACCAAATTGACGATATTGCCCTTGAAGGTTCGGGGGTTGGGAATATTCGTCGGAGTGTTCGTACTTCTCGTCCTCCGCTGCGTCGTAACTATATTCGCACCCAACTCCTGCTACAGTTTGCCGACCAGCCCCAACGAGTAGCAGAGGTTCTGCGTTCTATTGAAGGAATTCCCGATGGGGCTGATGATATGTCGGTCGGAGGCACACAGCGGGAACTACTGACACGTCACATCCCACGAACTAAGTTTGTGTGAATTTAACTATTGCCTGCCGAGCAGCTTCTTGTTCTGCTTGTTTCTTGGTAGGCGCAGTTCCTCTACCAAGTTCAACTCCCATATGATTCACAACCGCCATAGTGTATCTACCACCATTCTCCTGTGTAACCATCGTATATACAGGAGTCATGTGATACGCCGATTGGTACAGTTTTTGAAACTGTTCCTTAAAGTTCCGATTGTTCATGAGTAGCTTTGGAATGTCTATGTAGGTTTCAATCAAAGATACTACAAAGTCGTATACTATCTTAAATTCGTGTCCACCATCGGTCCACAACGCTCCGATGAATGCCTCCAAGATATCGCCGAGCTTTTTAATGTTATCTCTGCCCGCACAGATATCTTCATTATGACGAGAAATGATGTAAAACTTATCAAGCCCGATTGTTTGACTCAGCTTACCCAGAGTATCGTTACATACGATTTCTTTCTTGACGTCCGTAAGGAATCCTTCGTTTTCCGTCGGGAACCTTTTGATTAAATAGGTTGAAACACAGGCTCCAAGTACGGAATCACCTAAATGTTCCAACCTTTCGTATGAATCGTCGAACAAATCGAGACAATTTGGTGGACGAGGCACTAGTTCAGTATGTTCCCCAGCTGGTGTCGTATACTCGGTGCGTTTTACATACGACGAGTGAACCATCGCAGTTTGGAATATGGTGATATCCCGAACTTTGAATTTTGGACACCCATTCTGCAAAAGAACCGACTGAATATCATTTGTGCTGATGAGCCTGTTCTTGGGATTATATGGATTGTAGGTCATTCTTACTTGCGTCTGGTAAATCGTCTACTCCGTTTCCGTTTTATACGACGACTGGTACCTTTCTGTCTTTTGGCGTCTGGTTCATTATAATATGGCTGTTCTTCTCTCGCTCTTTTGGGAGATAAACTAGATTCGGCTGTGCTTCCTATAAACTGTTCTATCTGATCTGCGTGCTCGGCATACGCCTGTGCGTCAATCTTCACATTAGATGCCATGCGCTCATCATCTAGCAGTTTTGCTGCTGAACGTAAAATATTGAATCGCACACTATCTTCTCCAAAGTTGATTCTATCCAATATAGGTTGTATCTTGATTGTAATATTTATAATTTGATCTGTTATCCACTCAGATTTGTCTGTTAACTGTCCTGCATCAATATTCCTCCGCTTTATTAGAGGATATGTTTTGTTCAATACATCAGTAATCGCATCAGTATCAATCTCCCATTTAAGAATATGCCCTGTGTTGTCGTGTATTTCCTTAATGAAAACGGAGCTACTTTTGGGTCCATTGCATACTGTATGAGCCCATGCGTATTCGGCTTTTACTAAATCAGGTTGTGAAGTTGACGGGAGTTTTGATAGTGCGATATCGGCAAAAAGAACAGCTTGAATAACGGGTAATACATGTTCGCATGCGATTACATCAACGGGTTTTCCATCGCGATACAATCCATAACCACATAACCAACAGATTGTATTTGTTTCCGGTGGATAAGTTAATCCTGCGCGCATACATTGACCGGTGTTATCCGCGGGAGCAAACATATAACGCACTGCCTTTCGCGTCGCAATAAAGTTCGCGACTACTTTTGGACCAAACGCCTTTGTCGCGAAGACAATAGCAGGAGACTTTGTAGTTAGTTTTTGCTTCAGGTATTTTACATAGTTCGCGCCATCTCCTTTTAAAGTTGAAAAATCCAACGGAGTTGATAGAGTTAATAGGGTTTCTGCTGCCCCTGGTTCATTTGCTACTATGTTTTTATATGCTATTGCCAATTTTTCCGACTGTTCGTTAGTCTTTTTCATTAATGCTGCGTTCGCATTCTGCGCCGCTTGTCGTTCAGATTTCCTCGATTCTGCCATTATCTCTATCAGTCATTTTTTACACGTGTGAAGTTGAATTCGGTGGAAACTAGTCGTTCCTTGGAGGAATTGACGATAAATTCAAAGCAATCGTCGGCCGTACAGGTTGAAGTGGAATTGAAGTATGCTTCAAGCATGGCTTTCAGTTCCTTCTTGGAAATGTTCCACGGTTTGTTCCATCCGGGACGCTGAATTTTCACGACTGAATTATCTTCGCTCAACTGAATCTTTTCAATATGAGAAAGTTCTGGAGACTGTAGAATCTTTGCGATGTTTGTTTCCACGTCCCGTCGCTCGGTTCGCAGGTCGTAAACCTTCTTATTTGCCGTTTGGATATCATCGTCAATCTTGGCGTAGGACTTGAGCCACGACTTCAGCGTATCAATAAGGGACGACATGGTGTTACATACTCTAATACTTTAAAGTTAAATCCGTTTTCAATGTAAAGGGATGTATTTTGACGAAAAAGACATCGGGCGTCTGCGAGATGTTTATAACAAAGAACATCCCCGTGAACAGCCGATACAATCAAATACACCTGAAGGAACTTGGGCGGAAATACAGATGCGATTACAATCAAAGTGTAAATCAGGTCGTGCTGAGTGTATCATTACGTCACTGTTGTCGCGCCCCAAGGCACCGGCAGAGTGGAAAG